GGAACTCCGGGGAGCGCCCAGCTTTCCAGTCTGGTTGTTTCAATTTTCCGGCCTGTCTGTTTCATCCCGTCCGATATCAGTCGCCACAACCCCGCTTCCCGATTCTTCAGGGCTGCTCTCGGCATCTGGTTCGTCGATTTCGACGGCTTCTGGAGTGACGTCAATAATTTTTTCATATCCTGATCGGATGCGTTCAAGTTCCTTCTCCACTTCTTCGCGGGACATCTGGTCAATACTGCCGGTCCTGATTTCACTTTTGGAGACATAAAGCCCCTCCGCCAGGCCACGATTCTTCTCTGCCTGCACGGCAGCCGAGTAGGCACCTGCCGCGAGTGAGGCATCGCGAAGCTTCTGCATGTCTCGAATATGCCGCTTGTAATTCACACCGTACATCTCGTCCAGTTCGTCTCTGTACCGCGCTATCTCATTAACGACGTGCGGGCAGTGCCTTGGACTACACAGTTCGTAGGCACGAGTGTGCGCGCTTTTCGGCGGGTATCCGGCCCGAATCGCTGCCTCCCTGGCCGTGACAAGTCCGTCGTTTGCCACCAGCTCCTTGACAAATTTCTCCTGACGGCGCGTCAGTTTTCGATCTGGTCCTCGCGTCTGTACCGCCGTACCGCCTGTTTTTTTCGAAACCTTCTTTTTTGTCACCTAAAAACCCCTTGTTTCAGCCTCAAACCGTGTTTTTCTCTTCAATATCAATGCCGTCCCGCCACGTACCGCCGACATCACTTGAAGAAAACAGCATAACCTCTTTATGGGATAATCTTTGCCAGTTAATCATAGTGAAAACGGCCAAAAACAGCAAGAAAATAACGGTTAGTAACTGATATGGGACTTTTCCGCTGGTACGGGTTGCGTGACGGAAACGGGACGGCAAAAACCTCGAAAAACCCTTATATAGCATATATTTAGCAAGGGGTGTACCACCGTACCACCTGTACCGCTATCTGACGCTGAAAAAAGTTTTTTTTAAATTCATAAAATAGTCCTATATAAGGGACGGCGGGACAACTGCATGGAAGAACCGTGGGCCGTGATTGGGTTGTAAAAATCATATGGCATGTTGTTTCTCCTGCTGGAAGGTGAAGGTTGCGTTGGGGTAGAGTTCGGGTAGAGCTTTGCAAGCTCGTGAAAGCTGTATCCGGGATCGAATGATGATCGAGAAAGAAAATTTGTCTGGGTCCCCCATAATGTGATTTCTCCGGCATCCATTTGGAGGGTATTCCCCGAGTCCGATGTCCTTGCGGATGGGATTGACTCCTTTAACAAGTATGTAGATTGGTTGCTCGGCAAGGTGGTCCAGTCGTGTGCGATTGCTGGCTGTGATCAAAGAGGACAAGCTGTTTGTGAACATTGTTTTCTCCTGGTTATCGTCTGGTCACTGCCCGTGCCCGACCATCTTCTCGTAGTCCCTGAGCATTGCCAGGGCCTCATGCCAGTCACCAGCGGAGTGGTCGCCAGCATAAGGGTCTTCTTCTTCTGTAATGGAAAACGGAGGGTAGACAAACAGTCCAGTGTCCCTGTTCCCTGTCCACTCACCGTTATCTATCTCGGCACCGATTTTCTTTTCGATGCGCCGTGCCCTGGAACGGGCACTGGAGAACGGGTCTTTCGGTTTCGAGACATCAAAGTCCGGTCTGGTCACCTTCCCTGAAGTAAGTTCCCAGACTTCCTGGACCCGGGCCCGGCGTTTCACCCGCTTGTCTCTGATGGACACGATCTCCCGTACCCTGCCGCAGGTATAACGACGCCCACTGACCAGTTGCCAGTGGTTTCCTGCGGAGAGGAGGAAGACCCGGCCCGTGGTCCTTTCTTCCCGGTTTGCCCGCAGCCAGCCAGCGAGAGTTGGCCGCGGCCTCGGGAAGGTCAGCCGTGCAGCCTCGATGTTGCATGCCCGGAGGGCGTTGAGCACCTCCCTTGCATGCGTGCCCATCACACAGGTCTTGCCGGTCTGCATCCGGATCAGCCGGGCAGCCTCTCCGGTCGTCAGGTCGGTCAGTGCCGATATTACGGAAGGTCCGCAAAACCGGTTTCTGTCTTTGCCATCCACGATGGCCTTCAGTTTGAGTCTCATCCTGTTTCTCCTTGTCAGTACTGGGGATTCTATAGGAATAGTCCCATACGGTCAAGCGGGTTATCCACAGGCAGCGGCTTTTGTTGTGGGCAACTTCAGAACCGGAGGTCAGACCCCCCCTGTTCCCTCCGGTCCGGAAGTCAGACCCCCCCTGTTCCCTCCGGTTCCGAACAAACGAGGAACAGAACGAATCATTTCGTTCCGGAAGGGCAACGGTCCTGTTCTCCGGCCTCCTCCTGGCTTGCGCCGTCCTCCAGACAGCGCACTATCCAGGCGTTGACGGACAGGCGGCTGTTTTTTGCGGCTGCTTCAATTTGCAGCTTCAACTCAGAGGGGTATCTTAAAGTCGCCCTGATTTCCGGTTTAGGGGTTCCTACAGGGTGGCCTTCTTGTAAAGGTCCGTGGTGCGTGGGAAAGTACTCGTGAAGCCACGCCCTTGCCTCCTCGGGAGTTACAGGTCGTACACCCCGGAACCCCCATTCTGGCAGACAGGAGGCCAGGAAGTAATAGCCGTGCGTTCTTGTCTTGAACAGCGCCATATTGGCAAAGCCTGCAACTTCGGTTGCAATTTCTGTGTTGTAGGTGCGTCTGCTTCCCCCGTATTCGACGATGCGTTTGATCTGGTGTCTGAAAGTTCTGGTCATTCCCCAGCCTCTTCAGCGGCCCTTTCGTCGGGACCGACCAGTTCGGCACCGCTGTCGGTCGTCTCTTTGTCGCAGGTGGCGCAGTAATAGACCGGACGCCAGTCAAGCTCGTAGACAAACTCGTCGAGACCGCCGCAGACGCGGCACTTCCTATCTTTTGGCATAAAAAACGTGCTCCCCTATTCGTTGTTTGCGCTTCAGGGACGTGGCCCATGAAGGCTGCACCGTGACCGCGTGGTAGTGCGTCACGTTTTCCAGCCCCACCATCACCACCTCTGTAGACATCAGAATGCCTGCAATGTCGCGAGCCTCGTCCCATGCCTTCTTTTCGGCTGGCCGCTCGTGCTTCCCGTCGCAATAGTATGAAAACTGGCACTTGTGCCTGACCGGACTGCCGCGCCAGTACTTTCCCTGCCGTACAACACTACAGATGTCCGATGGATACCTGGGGTCTGCCACGCGGTTCTGTATGACGATACCAACGGCCAGCATTCCACGCCACCCCTGATCGCGAGCTTCAAAGTACATCGCCTCCGCGAGGCACTTCTTTTGCAGCGCGTCGGCCCTGGCGGGGAAAGGTACGGCGAGACCTGCCAGCAGAAACAGCATCAGGGCTACCAGCCCAGGGCTCAGTCTGGTCAGAAAGGTCACTGGTCTTCTCCAGGACTCCGGAGCCTGGCCGGGATGACGACGCTGACATTGCAGTGATCGCAGCATCTTCCATTATCCACCACTGGTTCGGCGTTGTGTCCTTCCAGCCAGTCCCCGACTGGGGAAATTTCCCCCTTGCAGATATCACATTTCATCAGTCTGCCCACTCCTCGGTCTTGTATGTTTTCCGGAACTCCACTTCCCCGTCGGTCATGTAAAAATAATCGGAGTCCGGTCCATTGTGGACAAAATTCTTGCCGCCAAACGTCTTGACCATCCTTTTCCAGATGATCTCACACCTGTGGAACGTCTGTACATCAACCTTTCCATCGCCAGACACAAGCTGTCGCTGCATGTCTCGCATGATGTTGATCGATTCCAGCACGAGGTCGCACTCTTGGTTGCTTAACTGGGCCATCACGCCACCTCCTCCTGTTTCTCTCTCTCTTCGGATCGTTTCATCATGGCCCTGTCATGGGCCTCCTGCTCTCGGACGAGGTCCACCATCTCATACAAATACTCAGGATCATCCTGAAAACTGAGCGACATCTCCCAAACCAGTGCTTTGGCGACGGCATATTTTGCTAAAACAAGGTCACCGATTTGCAGTCCGTACCAGGCGTCTCGTAGACAGGGTAAGTTTGGACATATCGCGCTCTCATTATATGGGCCGTGCAGTTCTTTGGTCCATTCATGACCTTTGTCCGGGTCACCTTTCATCAGTTCAACTCCTTTCTGAGCAGGGCGCGGAGCACCTCTGCGTGGTTTTCCCAGAGGGCTTTAAATTCTGGATCGTGGGCCGCGTCCCGTGCCTCGATACACCTGAACACCTTTTTCAGCAGCCAGCCTGTCCGTGGCTCATGCTCCGCCATCCGGGAGCCAAGCCACTGCATGCCCTCAAGAAACCTTTCTGCCTCATTCTTCATCGTCCGATCCCAGAAACCAGTCATACTTGCCGGTCTCGGTCCTGCACTTCGGGCAGGCCAGCGTCATCCATCCAAAGTTGTAGACGCGGGTTTCGTTGAGGCACTCGGGGCAGACGATGTTTTTGCCGCGTCGGCTCGCCTTGCACCACTTCGGAACACGTTTCCTGTCTTCAGTAGCCGGGGGGGTGCCCGTGCCAAACAGTGCTGACAGGGGCCATTTGAAAAACGCCATTTCATTCTCCTTGTAGGTTGTGGATGTAAAGTCTGCAAAGACGTTCGACAGCTCCCCGGACATCAATTCCGGAAAGCTGAAGCTCTTTTTCCATGTGGGAGACAACGCTTTCAAGCAGTTCCCGATCAAGGAGGAGGGAGAGTCGTCCGGACAAATCTAAGTTACCCGCCGTTTTCAACCCTTCCGGTGAGCCACGGCCCACTTCGTCGTGTGCTACGAACAGGCAGGCCTCCTCTTCTTCCTCTGTCATGGAAAGAACATCTTTCAGTTCTTTCCATTCACTGGCCTTCAGCTGGCGCTCTCCCCGCTCTACTCGCGACAGCCTGTTGATCTGGGCTTTTATTTTGCGTGGGGCTGCTTCCTCTTCTCCTCTCGCCGCGAGAATCTTCCCGGCAGCCTCCAGGACTGTCAGGCCCTGATTCTTTCGGACGAGACGGATCTGTGCCCCGATGGCGACAGCCTGCTGTCGGTTATCCATGATTTTCATTCTCCTTGTAGGTTGTAAAAGTCGTTCGGCGCAACCCTGCCGCCCGTTGCCCTATATATGGCTAACATCTGTTCCGGGCGGGGCATTCGCGCCCCGCTCTTATATCTGTATATCGTCATCTCGGTGCAGTGAATTTCGCGGGCCAGTTTGACCTGCGTGGTCGATGTTTCGTCCAGCCAGTCACTTAAACGCATTTCATTCTCCTTGGTGGGATAAAAAAGGACTTATCCCATAGGCGTGTGAAGATGTCAAGCGGGGAATAAAAAAGGCGGCTGGAGAAAACCCCAGCCGCCAGTTGATGGCTTCCCGGAGTCAATCAAGGAAGCCCAGGGAGGTCACGCTGTCGTGAACATGTCACATGCTAGCATCTTCCTGACATCGAAAGCAACTTTTGCTGACCATGTCTACAATGCTGGCATAGCACCAAACACAAAAGGCGACGGGAACGACGCCAAAATTCCCTGCAATGCCGCCCTCGCTTTCGAGATCAACGGGCGTGTCACAGATGGAACAGGTCAGGAGATCAGGGTCGGTCATACCGCCGCCCCTCGAACTGGACAGTACCTGACCGGCTGCTCTGGTCAAAAAGATACCAGCAGACATTGTCCTTTCCCGTGTGAGGGCTGTCAGGAATCCATTTCACACGGCCAACGGACACAATCTTCCGACAGTAATCAAGAAATGGCGCAGCCTGCTTGGTGTGCATCCAGTCTGCGTCAAAAAGCAGCCATGTCGGAGCCATGGATGACAGGTGCATGACAAGAGGATGCAGAACATCACGACGCCAGGGTGGGTTGGTAATGAAAAAATCCACGCCCGGATCAATCTCCTTTATGTCAAGGGCGTCCTGCTGTATGTGTAGGCTGCTTTCCGAGATGTCGCTGGCATACTCCAGAATTGGGGTAAACCTGCCGCCATGTGCCATGCCCTCAAAACTCGCAAGCCCCCGGATCAGGGCACCGTCGCCAGAGCAGGGCTCTATGTAGGAGAAGCTGTCCGGCAGATGTGGGATGAGCGGGATGACAGCGCTCACGGGAGTGGGGTAGAAATCGCGCTCCCGGCGCTCAAATGTCGAGCGCTTGCCCATTCAGAAGGTGAGCACGTTAAACAGGAAGTACAGGATGTCGAGAACGTCCATTTCAGGTAATCATGGAGATGAAAAGGGCAACGCCATAGATTGCGGCGGTCACTGCGACGGCGGTCACGGTGTGATTTCCTTCTGGCCTGTCGCCAGCGCCTTTTCCAGTATGAACGTAAACTGTCCGGAAATTGTCCGGTGCTCACTTTTCGCCATCTCCTTTAAAATCTTATAGGTCTCAATGGGAATGACGACGCTCTTCCACTTGTCTGGGTTCATTTTTTCATCCTCTCGTATGCGAACCTACGGGATTTTACCTTATTCGTCAACAACTTCTTTGATAGTGCCCCATGTTTCTCCCATTGCAATATCGGCGGGCGTCGGAACCTCCAGACGCACCGCACTTTCCATCACGGCGCGGATTTTCCGGGCATCGGCTTCGGATTCCACGGAAAAAGCCAGCTCATCGTGGATCTGCACGAGGGGGACAACGCCCAGTTCATCGTGAACCGCTGCCATCGCGGCCTTGGTCTGGTCCGCTGCGCTCGACTGGATCAGACGGTTCAAGGCACGGTAGGTG